GGACTTCGGGGCTTTGTCAAGCCCCCTGGTCTTGCTGGATGCAGAGTCCAGATGCTTTAGCCCAGGTCGTTACCTGGGTTTTTGGGCTTTCGCAATGCTACTTGCCCGACTAGTTCACGTCCCTTATCCCGGCCCTGCCGTAGCTCCCGGTCTTCGGTCCCCGTATCGGTCCCGGTATTCGCCCGGTCCGACCCTGTAGGGGTTGACGTTCCCTGCCCTCTGCACTTGCTCCGGAGCCTTGCTGGCCTCCGGTGCGGTTCCGAGACTTCCAGAACCTTCGAGGACTTGTCAAGCCCTCTGCTGGGAGGGAATAAATCCCATTGCCCTCACGGTGGCCTCTGGCCGGGTCTCTCGCCGCGTTTTAGCCCACATGGGGTGTCTGGCTTGAGCGCCCTTGTGAGAGCGTCCCAGGTGCCTTCAGAGCCCGTGTGGGCCGTCCAGCCCGAGAACAGTCTCAGGGTTTCTCGGACTTGTCAACACTTCTCGCACATCACGTTCAGGTAACTCTGTTAGGTGTAGTACGCAACTATTTAGACAATGTGAAGGGCTGCCGAAGCAGCCCAACATGGGGAAGTTACGCGTCGCAGGCGAGTCGGCAGTCCCGGCAAGTCGGGGCGTATCCGTCATCCTCGCCGTTCGGGTAGTAAAGCTGGAAGATTCGGACATCTTCCGACGAACCGCAGCCGTCGCAGGTGGGAGCCTTCGGAGCGGGGGTGAGCTGGGCGACTTCCTCCGTGACGGGCGTCTGCCCGCAGTAGGTGCACGCCTCATTCGTCTCGCAGGCGTAGGAGCTGGCATCCATGCAGCTCAGGCACCGGACCGTGCCGTCGTTCAGCTTGAGATTCATCGTCTCTCCCCTCGCGTCCGCTCCCGTGTGGAGCGGAACGGGGCCGACTCTGCCAAAGGGGCGGGAGGGTGTCAAGGGGGTAACGGGGTAACGGTTGGGTAAAGATCAGATGAGCAGCAGCCTGCCTCATGTGAGCGCTCATGCGTGCAGGGGAAGTGCTCAGATGTACTGTCCACATTCCCCCACATCTCGCAACAATCCAGTACAAACACGCCTCAACCCTGCATTTGCCAGGCGAATCGGACATTGTGCCCATCATATGCCAGGCTGGGACATCTATGTACCTAGTGATGCAAGGTGGGACAGGCCGCACACCTGGGACAGAGCGGGGCAGAGTAAGGCAGGCTGGTGCAGGCTGGGGCACGCCGGGCAAACCGGACATGTGCCACCATGTGACCATATCTCGACCCCAGGGTTTTAAACGATCATGGGGGGGAGGTGTGTGAGACTAGCTAGAAATGTAGCATAATCTGTACCATGCTAAGTCACTCTCCGTATACCACAAGCTGTCCTCAGCTCTACCGAGCGTAGCAGTATGGTAAAGGTTTGGTAACATTTCAAGAAGTTCAGCCGAAACGAGCGGACTCGGCGTTTCGTCCGGGGTCTCTCTATATATGTAACACTCTTGAAGCAGCCTGAGTCTTCAAGGAGGAACCCCCTAGGGTTCCTCAACGCTGACTCACCAAGCTTCACTCTAGTTACAACATGAGACAGACTTGACGGGACACCCTTTAAGGGGTGTCCCTTTAATGTTGGTAACACTCCCTTCCCGGAATCTCTCCCCGCTCCCTAGGTACACGGCCTTCGGGGCCGTGGACCGAGTAACACTGTGTCTCCAAGTGATTCAACTTGAATCAATTAGAGAGACTGAAAAGAGGTGACAGTGGCAAAGGTCTACGTGGATGAGGAAGGCAACGTCCTCAAGTCCAAGGTCCGACCGGGCAAGAAGCCCGGACGGAAGACCAACCTGTCAGCTCAGGCGAAGAAGGACACCATCATTGAGTACCTCCGGAAGGGCATCGGGGTTGCGGAAGCCGTACGAGACCTGGGCATAGCCCAGCAGCACGTACAGTACTACCGCAAGTCTGATGCAGAGTTCCGAGAGGCTTACGACCGCCTTCAGCTCATGAGGAAGAGTGCCGCTCCCGAGAAGGAGCGGAAGGAAGTACCTGACTTCCCGGAGTTCTGCAAGGAGTATCTGGACACTCAGCTCTTCACTCATCAGCTTCAGTGGTTCGATGTGCTTGAAGGTCGAGAACCCCGAGACCTTCACCCGAACCAGATCTACAAGCGTGGCGACCCTGGCATGATCATCGTCAACACTCCTCCGGAACACGCGAAGAGTACGACGATCACAGTGAACTACACAACGTGGCGGATCTGCCAGGACCCGAACATCCGAGTCATCATCGTTTCTCAGACTCAGGAGATGGCGAAGCGGTTCCTTCGGGCGATCAAGGATCGTCTGGCGGGAGCGAACAGCGCCTACAAGAAGCTCCAGATCGACTTCGCCCCGGAAGGCGGCTTCGATGCGAACAGCGCCTCATGGACCGCTGACAGCATCTACGTGAACGCAGAGGCCCGCGACTCCGGTGAGCCGACGCCGACCGTTCAGGCGCTCGGCATCAACGGCCAGATCTACGGTAACCGTGCAGACCTGATCATCCTTGATGACACCGTGACCGGAAAGAACGCCCATGAGTTCGAGAAGCAGATCGACTGGATTCAGCGAGAAGTCATCAACCGACTCACTTACCCAGGTGGGGTGCTACTTCTTGTGGGCACCCGCCTGGCCCCTGTCGAACTCTACTCTGAGATCCAGAAGCCAGAGTGGTACGGACAGGACGAGCAGTCCCCTTGGACCTACCTCACCCAGCCTGCCGTCCTTGAGTTCGCAGAAGACCCTGACGACTGGCTTGTTCTCGCACCCTGGACCAACCGGCCACCGGTTTCACTTGGAGCAAGAAAGCTGGTGGAGCCGAATGAGGACGGACTCTATCCCTGGCACTCAGGAAAGTCTCTAGCTCGACGGAGGGCCACAAGCTCTCCGCAGAACTGGAAGATGGTCTATCAACAGGAGCAGGTGGTAGAGGATGCAATCTTCCCGGCAGACAAGGTCGCAGCCAGTATCGACGGAATGCGAGCCGCAGGTCTCATGTCCCCCGGCGCTCCGGGACATCGACCACACGGAATGGATGGACTGTATGTCGTGGGCGGATTTGACCCCGCGATCACAGGATACGCTGCGGCAGTTGTACTCGGGGTTGACCGCATGTCCGGTATGCGGTATGTCCTAGACGTTTGGACGGCCGGAAACCAGAAGCCCGACGATCTCTTCAACAAGATCAAGGACTGGACCGTTAAGTACGGCATGAACGAGTGGGTCATCGAGAAGAACGCGATGAACCTCATGGTCACGCAGAACCGGGATCTGAGGAACTTCCTCGGTTCTCGCGGAACCATCCTCAAGGAACACTTCACCGGCAACAACAAGAACGACGCCGACTTCGGCGTCGCTTCCATGTCCATGCTCTTCGACGGAGCCAAGGAAGGTAAGGGCCTGATCAGGCTTCCTTCCCGCGCCCAGAACGAGGGCGTCAAGGCCCTCGTAGAACAGCTCACGACTTGGTTCCCCCAGACCAAGGCGAAGCAGGACACGGTCATGGCTCTGTGGTTCGCAGAGACCAGAGCACGCGAGCTGGTGAACGACATTGAGACAGTCTTCCATCTCTCCAACGACTACCAGTCACCACGAGACAAGGAACGGTCTCTGACGATCGACCTGGACTACCTGTCACAGGCGGGTATGGCCGATGGCCGTATCGAGTATTGGGGTAACTAGAAAGGAGTTCTCTTGGCTAGGTTCTCGGGCGCTAAGTGGCGCCCGCTCAGGAACTACACCGCCAACGGTCAGGAGCAGGTTCTAGGGCTTGTTGTGCACATCATGGACGGAACCCTTGAGGGTTCCGAGTCCTGGTTCAACAACCCGACCGCTCAGGCATCCAGCCACTTTGGTACTGGAAAGGATGGTGAACTCCGTCAGTGGGTCGATACCAAGGACCGCGCTTGGGCGCAGGGCTCTGGTAACCGCACGTATCTCTCGATCGAGAATGAAGGTCGAGGCGGCGACTCACTCACGTCGGCACAGATCGAGGCGATTGCTCAGACCTTCGCTTGGGTCGCTCGCGTGTACGACGTACCCCTCAAGCTCGCGTCCAAGGTGGGCGACAAGGGACTTGCTTACCACGCTCTGGGTGGTTCTGCCTGGGGCGGGCACACTTCGTGCCCTGGCCCCAAGATAGTCGCTCAGCTCCCGCTGATCGTGGAGCGGGCGAAGGAAATCAATGGAGAGGATGACATGCCCAGCAAGGAAGAGATTGCCAAGGCCGTATGGGACTACGCGATCTCCAATCGTTTCCGTGGGACTGCGGGTAAGCCGAAGCCCACTCCTGCCAAGTACTTCATGGAGTGGTCCGACAGTCACTACGACGACATCATGAAGAAGCTGGCCGAGCTTTCCGCCAAGGTGGACAAGCTCTCCAAGTAACCGGGAGGTTAGATGGCCCGCACCCTCGAAAGCATCTTTCAGCGAGTCGAAGCGCTGCGCCGGGCCTCTGCTGACCGTGACCAGCGGAACCGGGATGTTCACGATGTTCGCTCTGGCGACATCGACAATGTGATTCCGGGGTCCATGCCTGACGCATGGCCCAAGCCCATTGTGGCCAACCTGATCGATACTTCCGCTAGAGACATGGCGGAGGTAATGGGTGTCATGCCGAGCATCAACTGTGCTACCGGCGTGCTCACCACCGACAAGGCGAAGAAGTTCTCCTCCAAGAAGACGAAGATTGCCAACCACTACGTACAGTCGAGCAAGCTGAACGCTGGCTCGCAGGTGGAAATCTCTGATCACTACCTCACGTACGGCATGGGCGTCTACGTCGTGGAGCCGGACTTCGACAACAAGCGGCCGCACATTCGGGTGGAGAACCCGCTCGGCGTCTACTTCGAGACGAACATGTTCGGCCACACGGTCTCGATGACCAAGGTCTACAAGGATGAGGCCGTACACCTCGTCACCAAGTTCCCTCACCTGCTTCGCTACCTTCAGTCCAATGAGGTTGGCCAGTCGATGGAAGGCTGGCAGCACCGTGAGATCGAGGTCGTCAAGTACCAGGATGCAGAGCGCTGGGTGACCTACCTGCCCAACCACTCGAACGTGGTTGTGCTGGACGTTCCGAATCCCTTCGGCAAGGTCTACGCTTCCCCCGCTCGTCGTCCCGGATTCGACAACGAGATCCGTGGCGCATTCGATGACGCGATCTGGGTTCAGCTCGCCAAGAGCCGCATGGCTCTCCTGGGGCTGGAAGCCACTGAGAAGACTGTCCGTGCCCCGCTCGCCGTCCCTCGGGACGTGCAGAAGATGACGTTCGGAGACGATGCGGTTATCCGCACCGACAACCCGGACAAGATTCGCCGTGTGGGTATCGACGTTCCTCAGGCTTCCTATCAGGAACAGGCGATGCTGGAACAGGAGCTTCGCGTAGGAACGCGAACTCCTGAGGCTCGCTCCGGAAACATGGATGCCTCGATCATCACCGGCAAGGGTGTGCAGGCCCTTCTCGGCGGATTCAATACGGTCATCACCACGGGACAGACTGTTCTCGGGGAAGCTCTTCGAGTCGCCATTGAGATGGCGTTCGAGATGGATGAGAAGCTGTGGCCCAGCGAGAAGAAGACGATCCACGGCACGGTGCAGGGAACTCCCTTCGAGGAGAGCTACGTACCCTCCAAGGACATCAATGGTGACTACACGGTTGATGTGACCTACGGGTTCGCAGCCGGACAGGACCCGGCTCGCGCCATCGTCGGACTGCTTCAGCTCCGTGGCGACCAGCTCATCTCCCGCGACTTCTTCCAGCGGCAGCTTCCGATGAACATCGACGTTGTCCAGATGCAACAGCAGATCGACAACGAGCAGTTCACCGACGCACTCAAGCAGGGCGTCATGGGATACATGAGTGCCATCCCCCAGATGGCACTTCAGGCCATGGGTCAATTCGATCCGGTGGCCGAACTTCAGAAGGTGGCCGAACTCATCCGACTCAGGGAGAAGGGTGAGCCGGTTCACGATGCGGTGCTCAAGGTGTTCACTCCCAAGGAGCAGCCCCAGCAGGCTGCCCCCCAGAACCCCCTAGAAGCCGCTCTAGGCGGCGCTCAGGGTGCCGCTGGACCAGGGGCCCAGGGCGCTCCTCCCGGCCCCTCAGGGGCCGAACAACAGCCGCAGGGCATGGACCTCATGACCCTGCTTAGCGGACTGAACGCGAGTGGGGAAGCAACAATGTCAGCCCGATCTTCGCGCCAGTCTCCACTACCGCAATAAGGAGGACATATGTCTGACGGTTGGTTCGGCGGTGTGCATGGGCCTGAGGGCGACTTCAAGTCGCTGAAGGGTCGGATGCTTGAGCCGCACACGCAGACTCCGAGGGAGTCTGACAACACGGGCGACGCCCGTTTCAATGGTACGTCCGGCTCTCTGGGCTGGGCGAAGGACACGATCGTCACCACGGGGATGACTCGCGGTGGCGGCACGATGGCCAAGTAAGCGAAGGGAGAGGCTATGAGTACCCCCGTGAGCGGTCCCGGACAGTTCTCGAAGAGGACCGACAAGGCTGTGAGCGAGGCTAACCGTAGCCTCCCCAACGCCGACTATGGAGAGCAGGCTGCCTATAAGGAGCAGATGGCTGCGGCTCCCCTCCCGAACACGTCGATGGACGTGACGGGAATGAACTTCAATGACCTGTTCGGCAATGCTGCCAACAACGTCATCCCGATCGACGCCGAGTCTGCGATGCCGGACATTCCGGTGACGGATGGCGCTGCCGCTGGCCCCGGCCAGGGCAGTGAGGCCATTCAGCAGAAGCAGGCAGACAACTATCTGGCTTCATGGATTCCAGCACTTGAGTTCCTGGTCAATCAGCCGGGGACTAGCGATGCTGCGCGCAACATTGTGAGGCAGCTCAAGTCTCAGCTTTAGGAGTGTGAATGGACTTCACGAACAGTTCTCAGACTCCCCAGACTTTCTGGGGTGAGCAGCGGGTTTCCCGGTGGTGGGAGAAGAACCTCTCCGACGCCGGTCAGGGACTGTTCATGGACCCGAACACTGCTATCACGATGGCCACGATGCCGGATGCTCTGCTGACTCAGCAGAAGCAGCAGGAGGAGGATGCTCGTCAGGCCCGTGGCGGATTCCTTCAGAACATCATCGGCCACATGAAGGAGGGCGCCAAGGTTTGGGATGGCGCCCTGTCCAACATTCCCGGCTGGGGTGTCACCAAGAATGTCGGCAAGGCTGTCTGGTATCCGGTAGACAAGCTGGCCTCCGGTGCGTACTGGCTCTACTCCAACGCCGTGTCACAGCCGCTCTCGACCCTGCTGCTTCAGGCATCCAAGGCTGAGCTGGCCAAGGGCGGTTTCTGGAGTGGCGGTCTCGACGTTCTCTCCAGCGGAAGCCAGTGGGCTGACGCGTACGACAAGGCTGAGCACATCTCTCCCGCTCAGGCTTTCTTCAACTACGAGAACACCGCCAACGCCTCCGGCCATGACACCGCCCTGAACTTCCTGTCCACGGGCAACGAGAACCTGACCAGGCAAGAACAGGACAACATCAACCGCACCACGGAGCGGTTCCTGTACGACACCGACTTCTGGCGCGACAAGCAGGGCTGGAAGTACACGGTGGGTACGGGTGCCATCGACTTCATGCTGAGCATGGGTGCTGACCCTGCCTACGCTGCCACCAAGGTGGTGTCGTCCGCCGTCAAGGGCGGACGCTCTATCAAGGTTGCCGGTGAAGCGGAGGAGAAGTCCCGAGCCATCTCTGGTGTCAACATGCTTGCCGACAAGGTCGGCAGCAAGATCGGTCAGGCCCTTGCCAAGACCCCCGAAGAGGCTGCCGAGTCCACCAAGCTGAACAACTTCTTCGAGTGGGCTGACGGCAAGAACGCTGCCGAGATTGCCCAGCACCCGATCTGGGGTCGAGGCCGCAGGATCAATCCGGCTCGTTATCAGATCTCCTCCGTGCTGGCCAACACCAAGCGCGAGGACATGCCGCTGATCATGCGGTTCGCCATGGGCGACAATGCGGCAGCCAAGGAGCTGGCCACCAACTCCGCTGACACGCTGGTGCAGATCGGCAAGATGCAGGACAACCGAGTCCTTGTGGACTCGGCTCGACTGGACCCTGAGTTCATTGGTGCACTCACCACCCCGACGGAGAGCAAGTTCCCGCTGCTGACGGAGATTCCTCCGAAGCCGGTGAATGGTACGCCTCAGCAGATTGCCGGTTGGGAGAAGACCTACGGTCACCTCGCTCAGCAGCAGGAAGCCGGGAAGCTTGCCCTTATGGGCTCGCAGCCCAAGGTGAAGCCGGTTGGGCCTGCCGCCAACACTCTGTTCGCAGACGTGCTGCGGGCGGAGGAATGGAAGGGCGCCAAGCTTCAGGAGATTGACGGACAGCTCGGAGCGCTTCAGGGGCAAAGCCAGTACTTCGGCAACGTCCTGGGCTCCCTGCCCAAGTCGATCGAGGATTTCTCTCCCGGCGAGTCGAACATCTTCGGCACGGTCAAGTCGCTGTACCGTCAGGGCCCTCTTGCTCTCCGCTCCACGGAGGCCGCTGCCGACAGGGCAGTTGCCCGCATGGGCGCGGGCAAGGACTATCTGGCCAAGGGTGAGGCTGGCTTCGCCACTCGCCTGCTGCGTAATGGCTTCTACACGGCCCCTATCCGAATGGTGCAGTCCTTCGGAGAGAAGGTGCCTGCCAACTTCATCGACCACAACGCGGACGATGCTCACGTTCGTGTGGCTGAGATGCTGAAGCAGGTGCCCGGACTCGGAGCTGAACAGCGTCTGTCGATGATCGACAAGTACGTCAAGGCGGGGGACAAGGTCTCTCGCTCGAAGGCGCTTGACGAGATTCACTCGGACGTGGTGGAGCACATGGCTGGTCGAGTTCACGGACTCGACTACCAGACCGCCAAGGCTATTGACGAGATGCGCAAGGTCGGGTTCCAGAAGGTGATGTTCAAGCTCACCGGACAGCACCCGAACGAGCAGATGTTCTCGGCTGCGAGGATCAATCCGGAAGAGGGATTCACTCAGCGGAACCGAGTGGATTTCGTGGAGGATGGCGAAGGCTACGTCATCGCCCCCACGGCGAAGACTCAGCTTAGCTATACGGACCCGCTCCTGCCGGTGAAGGAGTTCGACCGTATTCTCAAGCGGAACTCCAGCTATCTCGGCACCGTGGGCAAGTGGAGTATGGACCGGGCTGGCAATGCCCAGACCGTGCTTGACTCGCTGAACACGGTATGGAAGGCAGCCACACTGCTGCGTCCCGGCTACGCACTGCGCTCCATGTCGGAAGAGCAGGTCGCTGGCGCCATCAAGTTTGGTGTCATGTCCACTGTTCTCGGTGCTGCTAAGGGTGGCGTGAACTGGGCACTGAACCGTAAGCAGTACCTCAACGCTGCTCGCGGTGCTGGCAGCTACACGTCCACGGTTAACCCCGGCAAGTCCATCATCAAGATCATGGATGACGAAGGACTGAAGGCAGCCAATAACCTTGGCCTGCCTACCGAGAAGATCCGTGTGAACGATGCCTGGCCCATCGTTCAGGGAATGCTGACCGAAGAGCGCAATGCTCTCAGCGAAGTGAACAAGCAGATCGACAAGCTGAAGGCGAGTAAGGACTATGACCCTGCTGAGCTTGACGACCTCATGGAACGAGCAACTGATCACCAGACTGTCGTTGACGAGTTCACTGATTATGCTCGCGCCATTCTTCAGGAAGCCAAGGATGCTACCGGCCGTCGCCTCGGTGAAGGCACGTTCGAGCATGAGGGGCTGACAATCCCCGAGGCGTTCTCGAAAGAATGGGAGAACCCCATTCCTCGGGAGCAGATCACTTCCGCTCACGCAATGGAGACCATCTTCGCTCGCGCTGAGGGAATCCACACCGGTCGAGTCATCAAGACTGGCGACTGGGCCCCCATCACTCCGGACGCAGAGAATCACATGCAGTCGTGGCTCGACGGACTGAACAAGCAGTTCCGTCAGGACGATCTCTATCGGATCGTCGCGGAAGACCCGACGCTGAAGAAGGCAAAGGCATGGGTCAAGACGCCTGCCGGTAAGTACCACATGAGTCAGCTCGGGCCTCGCGCCCGCGACACGGATGGCACGATCGATGCCATCAAGACGACGCTGGACACTTACCTCCCGCCCGGCACTGGGCTTCAGGAGAAGCTGGCGCGGGGTGAAGAGATTGGTGAGCACGAGCTGCGAGCCGCCATCGCTGAGGATGATTTCCCGGTGGTGCACGGCGAGGAACTGAAGGTTCTCACCGCGAAGCACAGTAAGAACACGGCAGCTCGCATTGTGGATGACTGGATTGAAAAGGGCTTCAAGGCCCTGGCCACAGTCCCCAACGATGTGATGGCACGGCAGCCCATCTACCTTCGCGCTCAGGAAGCGCGAATGAGGGACCTTGTCTCTCAGGAGCTGAGCTACCGGGCTGAGGCTGGTCTCGATGACACGATCGACATCGACACCATGAATAAGCTGCTTGAGAAGTCTGACAAGCTGGCCCGCAAGGACATCTCTCAGGTGGTCTACGACCCGACCAGGACGACGGCGACGGAAGCTCTCCGCTTCATCTCCCCGTTCTTCTCTGCCCATATGGATGGCCTTCAGCGCTGGGGCGGTCTCATTGCCGAGAAGCCTCAGTTCACTGCACAGGCAGCCAAGGTCTACAACGCTCCGGTTGCAGCCGGAATGGTGACGGATCAGATGGGCCGTCCCGTCTCTCAGGACGGGACCGTGGAAACGGAGGATGAGAACGGGAACAAGGGCCGCAAGTTCGTTCCTCTTCAGGATCGAGTCCTGACGCTGCGTATGCCGGGCGAGACTCGGAATGTCAAGGGCGTCGGCAGGATCAAGACGGGTGGATTCAGGATGAACCTGAACTCACTTAACACTATCCTTCCCGGTGACCCGTGGTGGCATCCGGGCGTTGGCCCGTTTGCGCAGATCGCTGGTTCTGCTATCGCCAAGAAGTCTCCGCAGTTCGGTGACTTCCTTCAGTGGGCGAAGGTTATCCCGTACGGTCCCTCCAAGGACTGGTACGACAACGTGCTTCCTGCGTACATGCAGGATGCGTGGAACGCCTTCACTGCCGGGGATCGCAGCAACGAGGCATGGCAGGAAGCCTGGCTCGCTGAGTATCAGCGTCAGGTGGGCGAATACGCCAATGGTGGCGAGCCGCCCGACATGAAGAAGGTGAACGAGAACGCCAAGCACTTCATGTTCCTTGACGCTCTCACGAACTGGCTCATGCCTGCACGCTCCTCTGCCACCCCGCTCACGGGTACTCCGTACCAGTTCTTCATCGACCAGTACAAGGCTCTGATGAACACGGACCCGAGCACGGCGAAGCAGAAGTTCCTCGCCCAGTATCCGGAGTACGCGGTATTCTCCGCGTCCCTGAACAAGAGCATGGGAATCGCTGCCTCGCAGTCGGCGGAGAACACGGCCCAGAAGTACAAGGATCTTATTGCGCAAGACCCGGACCTCGCCTCACTGATCGTGGGCGATGTCTACAACAAGGGCAGTTTCTCGAACTCCGTATACCGGAAGCAGTTCGATGAAGAGATCGGTGGACAGCCTGTTCGCCAGAAGATCACAGCCCAGGAAGCCATTCAGGAGAACGAGAAGTCTCAGGGGTGGCAAGCCTACATGCAGTTCATGAACATGCTCGACGCCTCGCTGATCCGCTCGGGATTCCGATCCTATTCGGAGAAGGGCGCCGAGCCGTTCAGCATGGCCAAGGCAGACTTCGTGGACCAGATGACTCAAGCCAATCCGGCTTGGGCTCGGGATTACGGAGAGGTTCAGATGAACCAACTGCCTATGCGAATCGAAGCCATGAAGAAGATGGTCTCCGATCCGAAGCTCATGTCAGACCCGATGCGCAGCGACCTTCAGGTGCTGCGGCAGTACCTCGAAGTGCGAGACGTTCTTCAGATGCAGCTCCGTCAGCGGGGAATGAGGAAGCTCTCGTACGACGTGGCTGGCATCCCTTCCGGGGATGCACAGGACATTGGCATGATGCTGCGGCAGGTGCAGCTCGGCATGATCAATGCCGATACTCGATTCGCAGACCTGTTCCACCGATACCTTGAGAATGACGATCTGTCCTAGGAGGTGACGTGACTACTCCCACACCCGGCGTTGGGGTGATGACGCCGCAGGCGCTAGCCACAATGCAGAAATATGGGATCGTAGGTGGCCTCAGCAATGGGCCAATGATGTCATTCAGTCAGCAGCTCACTGACAGCAGCAAGGTATACGTCGGAGACGCCGGGCGACCGAAGGGCCTCGCTGGCCCTTACGGTCCCACTGAACCCTTCTCCATGTCCTATGCGCAGGCCAAGCTTGCGCCTCGGGACTGGGACGGCAACAAGCTGAAGGAGTTCGTGAACAAGGGGATCATGTACAAGGTCCCCGGCTTCTCTCCGGACGTTGGACTGCCTGAAGTCATGGACCTCTGGGATTTCCTTCTCCAGAAGTCTTTTGAGCTGAACAAGGGTCTCAAGCCAGACCAGAAGAAGTGGACTCCGATGGATGTCCTTGAGACCTACAACAAGAAGCCCGGCTCGATGGGGACCAAGAAGGAAGGCGATTGGATCATCGACCTTGCCACAGGTGAGCGCATCAAGTATGTGGGACCCACCTCTCGCAAGGTGACGAGCAAGCGCATTGACCTGTCGTCCCCCGAGGACGTACAGGCGCTGGCCACTCAGGTGCTTCGAGAGGCGCTAGGACGCGCTCCGAACGCCAAGGAGCTGGCACAGTTCCGGTCCACCATCGCGGGCTACGAGAAGTCGAATCCTGAGGTCACCACCACCGTGCAGCAGCTCTCTCCCGACCTTGCAACGGGAGAGGTCCGAGTCACGGATGAGTCGTCCACGACTTCCGGTGGCGTCACGGATGCCGCTCGTGCGGCACTCATTCAGGAGCCGACGCAGAAGACGCAGGAATATGGCAAGTACCAGTCGGCAACTACCTATTGGAATGCGCTCATGTCCATGATTTCGGGAGGCTAAGTGGCAATCGACGGCGTTGACCTGGTCAAGTACGCCCAGAAGTTCATCGGGACGCCGTATGTGTGGGGTGGAAACAGCCTGACTAACGGCGTCGATTGCTCTGGTCTTGTCCAGCAGGTCTTCAAGCAGTTCGGTATCGATCTCCCCCGCACCACGTACACACAGATCGGCGTCGGTGCGCCGATCAACATCAAGGGACTCCGCCCCGGCGATCTTGTCTTCTTCGATAACGACGGGAACAAGACTCCGGACCATGTGGGAATCTACATGGGCGGAGGGAAAATGATCCATGCACCTCGCCCTGGCAAGGGCGTGGAGATTACGGACATGACCAAGGGCTATTACATGTCCCGCTTCATGGGCGGACGCCGCATTGACGGTGTCCATTCTGTTGGAGCCAAGGCGTCTGACGTGACGCCAACCCCCAGCCTTACGCCTGAAGAACTGGCCGCAAGCTACGGCTGGAACTACGCCTTCCTGAATGCCAACAAGGAACTCAAGGGCATCTTCGACAAGGCGGTGAAGGAGACGTGGACTCCGGAGAAGTTCCAGGCAGAGCTTCGAGACACCAAGTGGTGGAAGTCCAACTCCGAAACGATGCGCAAGGCGGCAGTCACTAAGACTACCGACCCCGCCACATGGGCCGCACAGATGCAGGCTGCGGTTCTTCAGGTTCGGCAGCTCGCAGCGCAGATGGGCGCTGCGGTTCCCGAGAACAAGATAAACAAGATTGCCGAGTCCGTCATCATGCTGGGCATGGACGAGAACCTGCTGCGTGACACGCTCGGACAGTACGTCAACTTCACTAAGAATGGCACGCTGAATGGTGAAGCGGGAATGCACGAGTACACCATGAGGCAGTTCGCCTACAACATGGGTATTCAGCTCAGCGACCAGGCCATCAAGAATCAGGCTCAACTCGTGGTACGCAAGCTCGCTACCACGGAAGACTTCGAGAATCAGATCCGCGAACAGGCGAAGAGCATGTATCCGGCCTACACGGACCAGATCGACGGAGGACTGAGCGTGAAGGACATCGCTGACCCGTACATTCAGATGATGTCTCACGAGCTGGAGCTGCCGTACGAATCGATCGACCTGACCGATCCGACCATCAAGGGCGCCATGAACGCCATGAGCAAGGACAACAAGCCGGTCGGCATGACGCTCACTGACTTCCAGAACAGACTTCGTTCTGATCCCCGCTGGAAGGAGACGAGCGCAGCTCGTGACGCGAGTATGAATGTGGGACTCAAGGTGCTCAAGGATATGGGCCTGGCATAAGGAGGAACCGTGGCAGGCATTACGTTTGAACAGTTCTTCCGTGCCATTGCCGAACAGGAGTCCGGCAACAGCTACAAGGCCGTTGGTGTCCAGACCAAATACGGTCGAGCCTATGGCAAGTACCAGGTTCTTGAGTCCAACATCTGGGGCTGGACCGCCAAGTATTACGGTCGTTCTCTCTCCGCCAAGGAGTTCCTGAACAATCCGCAGGCACAGGAAGCCGTGGCTCGCGGTGTCCTCAAGAGCTACTGGGACAAGTACGGCCCTCGTGGCGCCGCAGCCGCCTGGTACGGAGGCCCTGGCTCAGCAGGTCTCCACATGTCCACCAAGCCGCAGCCTGGTGGCCCTTCCATCAAGGGCTACGTGGACTCGGTTATGGCCAAGGCAGCCAAGTATCCGGCCGGTGGCGGTGCCACTCAGTCCGTCACATCCTCCTCAACCGGAGAGGTGGCACAGAAGCCCATGAGTGCTGACGAGATGGCAGAGCAGTACGGCTTCGTTCAGGGTCTCCTCAATTCCACGCCTGAGCTGAAGAACCTCTTCAACAAGGCGGTCAAGGAGCAGTGGACAGCCCAGAAGTTCCAGGCGGAACTTCGGGACACCAAGTGGTGGAAGACTCACTCCAACACTGAGCGTGATTTCCTCACGCTCCAGTACGGAGACCCGAAGACTGCGAATCAGAAGCTTGATCAGGCGTACGTTCAGGTACGCCAGATAGCCAACCAGCTTGGCATTGTGGAGACGCGGGAGGATCTGAAGAAGATCCAAAGTCTCTACAAGACGTGGGCCTACAACATGGTGGCCAAGGGCTGGAACGAACAGCAGCTCCGGGCTGAAGTCGTCAAGTACATCAAGCTTGGCGACTATCAGGAAGGCGAGGCTGGCGAGAACCTTATGAAGCTCAAGGAGATGGCGTACAACTACGGCGTCACCATGAGCCAGTACTGGTACGAGTCCCGGGCGAAGAACATTGTCTCCGGTGCTGCCACCCTCACGGACTACCAGAACGAAATCAAGAAGCAGGCCAAGACGCTGTACCCGCAGTTCTCCAAGCAGATCGACGGCGGGCAGACAGTGATGGACATTGCCTCTCCCTACATTCAGTCGATGGGCCAGATCCTTGAACTGCCAGCAGGGTCTATTGACCTGCTGGACCCGACCATCAAGACGGCCCTTCAGAACAAGAACAAGGCAACTGGCAAGAACGAAGTGATGCCGCTCTGGCAGTTCGAGAACCAGCTCCGGTCTGATCCTCGCTGGAAGAAGACGCAGAACGCGCAGAATTCCCTCATGCAGGTTGCTCATCAAGTGCTTGCCGATTTCGGCGTTGCTTACTAGGAGGTTCCGTGGCAACAGTTGGTGCGCCTCCGCTCTCCGGGCAGGCGCTCTACGAGTACCAGATCAAGACGTACAACAGCCAGAAGAATCAGCTCAACGCCAGGATCAAGCAGCTTCAGGCGATGATTCAGGCGCAGAACAACCGGAAGTCTCCGAACAAGAGTCTGATCGCCCAGTACAACACTCAGATCAAGGCGCTCCAGTCAAGCATCGGCGGCATTGACACCAAGCTTTCCGATGTGCAGAACAAGCTGTACGAGGCGACTGGCCAGTACGACAAGCTTCTCAGTGGAACCAACCGCGATGCCTTCATGGCAATCAATGCGCTCTTCAAGTCTTATGGACTTGAATCGCTGGCGGGGAAGATCTACGACTATGTGAAGAACGGCTACTCGGCTGACACGATCAGCATTCTGCTTCAGGACACGCCCGAATACAAGCAGCGGTTCATCGGCAATGAGTCTCGCCAGAAGGCTGGCCTTCCTGTTCTCAACCCCGCTGAGTATCTGGCGACGGAGGCAGCGTACCGGCAGATCATGGAGTCTGCCGGTCTCCCCGCTGGCTTCTACGACACGCCGAGCGACTACGCAAACCTGATCGGGAAGAACGTCTCTCCGACAGAACTCCAGAACAGGGTGGACCTCGCCACTCAGGCGACGGTTCTCGCCAATCCGGCATACCGCAAGGCGCTCAATCAGATGGGCATCAAGGACAACGAGCTGACTGCCTACTTCCTGAACCCTGACAAGGCTCTTCCGATCCTTCAGAAGAGCGCTGCAACGGCTGCCATCGGCGCCCAGGCGCTGAACCAGGGACTCACCTTCGACGTGGCCTACAGCGAGCAGCTTGCCACACAGGGGATCAGCGCTCAGGAAGCGCAGCAGGGTTACTCGCAGATCGCCAACGAGCTGGACACCATGAAGGCTCTCGGCTCCTTCTACGGCGAACACTACGACCAGCGAACCTCGGAGGAATCCATCTTCGAGGGCAAGGCCGATGCGACACAGAAGAAGGCGCGACTGCTCTCGCAGGAGCGTGGTGCATTCGGCTCCGCCACTGGCGGGGCAAGAGGTGGACTCTCCACCGGAGGTGGCGCCCGATAGGGGCGCCAGTGTGCGTAGCTCAACAGGAAGAGCACTGGGGGAATACTCCAGTCGTTGCGGGTTCGAATCCCGTCGCACACACCATGCATGGATCGACCGGCCCCATGCATCGTAATAGTCCGGCATTCATCCGCACGAGCGTGACCGATCTCCCCGGATCGGTTTATTGGCGTGCAACGACATCTATGGGAGGAGTCGCAATGACTCAGTGGGGTTACGACGACAACGACGACAACGGCCAGGGCAACGACACCGAACTGAATGGCCCTAAGGCTCTGCGTGACGCGTACAACGCCATGAAGAAGCAGAACGAGGAACTTGCTGCGCAGGTGAGCGAATTCCTCAACGAGCAGAAGCAGCAGAAGATGGCGTCCGTCTTCGAATCTCTTGGGGTGCCCGGTGCTCAGACTGTCTACACCGGCCCCGCCGATCCGCAGAAGGCGAAGGAGTGGGTTGAATCCATGCGCTCCGTCTTCGGCGGGAACACCTCTGGGGGTAACCCCGCTCAGGAGC